GCGGAGACACACCGAGCATAATTTCAGCCAAGTTCCACGCGCCACAATTCCACGCTCTCAATTCAACAGGTCGCACACTCACAAGACGACCTTCTCATCCGGATACCTCATCCCAATCTACGTCGATGAGGTCCTCCCAGGAGACACCTTCAACCTCAACATGACGGCGTTCGCCCGCCTGGCGACGCCTCTCTATCCACTCATGGACAACATGAGCCTGGACTTCTTCTTCTTCTTCGTTCCCTACCGCCTGGTATGGGACAACTGGCAAAAGTTCTGCGGAGAACAGGAAGACCCGGGCGACAGCACCGACTACACCATTCCGCAAATGACAAACGCCGCATCCAGCGGCACCGCAGGCACTAACCCTGATTACATGGGCATTCCACCTTCCACTACCGGCGCAGCCGGCAACAGGACCAACGCCACGTACAGCGCACTTCCCCTCAGAAGCCTGCACCTGATCTGGAATGAGTGGTTCAGGGATCAAAACCTTCAGGACTCAATTCTCGTAGACAAAGGCGACGGTCCCGACGCAGCCTCTAGTTACTGGTCTTTACTTCGCCGCGGCAAACGACACGACTATTTCACCAGCTGTCTGCCCTGGCCACAGAAAGGTCCGGGAGTCGAACTCCCCGTCGGCGGTACAGCAGACGTTGTCCGAGAAGACAGCACCTCGAGAATCGGAATCGAATACGAGGTCGCCACCGTCGCCGCACAAGGCACCGTCGGAAACTCCGCCACAGGCGTCCTTGACGTTGCCACCATTTCACCCGGCGCAGTAGACGCCGACTCTGTCATATGGGGCACATCCACCGGCCTTATGGCCGACCTCACGACGGCCGAGGCAGTCACAATCAACAGTCTCAGAGAAGCCTTCCAGCTCCAGAAGCTTTTCGAGCGAGATGCAAGGGGAGGCACCCGCTATACCGAACTGGTAAAAAGTCACTTCGGGGTCACCTCACCCGATGCACGACTCCAGCGCAGCGAGCTCCTATCGACCGGCTCCTGTCCCATCATCATCAACGCCGTGCCGCAAAGCACACAGGCCACCACGGCAACCAACTGGGACACCGACGCCAAAGGATCACTCGCCGCATACGGCACCTCCGCCGGACGATGCGGCTTTACAAAAAGCTTCGTTGAACACGGCACCATCATCGGCCTGGTCTCCGCCAGAGCCGACCTCACCTATCAACAAGGCCTCCACCGTATGTGGTCCCGTTCCACTCGCGAGGACTTCTACTGGCCCGCACTCGCCAACCTCGGCGAGCAGGCCGTACTCAACAAAGAAATCTACTTCCAAGGCCCCGACGTCCTCGACGGCTCCGACATCGTCGACGACCAAGTCTTCGGCTATCAGGAGAGGTGGTCAGAATACCGATACGCGCCCAGCCGCATCAGCGGAGTCTTCAGGTCCGAGCACTCCACACCACTGGATGCCTGGCATCTCTCACAGGAGTTCACTTCACTCCCACTATTGGATGACACCTTCATCCAAGACAATCCACCTGTTACACGAGTCATCGCGGTTCCTACGGAACCACACTTCATCTTCGACAGCTTCTTCTCAATCAAGTGCGCCCGGCCGATGCCGCTTTACAGCGTCCCCGGCCTCATTGACCACTTCTAGGAGACAAACGCAAAATTTGCCGTCTCACAATGGCCCAGGTTCAACGAACTCGACCACCCCAAGGGGGTAATGACCATGTGGAAACGCTACCTGTTCCGCATCATGTCAAGGCTGTTCCTCGAATACGTTCACAGTGAAAAGTTCAATCCCCAGGAACCACAACGATGGGTCGACGACTTCAAAGACTGGCTCCGGCAACGATGGGGCCTCGACTAATGATTCCTCTCATCATCGGCCCTCTACTCGGCGCAGCCGTCAGCGGATATTTCGCGGACAGAACCAACCGCGACCGCCAACGCTTCGCCGCCTACATGAGCAACACCGCGCACCAGCGCGAGGTTGCCGACCTACGAGCTGCAGGACTCAATCCAATCCTGTCAGCCAACAAGGGAGCATCCGCTCCAGACCCTTCACTCATCAATCCCGGCAAAGACGCCGTTGCCGCCTCACAGGTCGCACAGCAAAACAAACTCGTCCGCGCCCAAGCACGACTCACCAACGCGAAAGCAACTCAAGAGGAACTTAAGGCTGTTGTTCCCGGCGCAGCCCTTGACGTCATCGAATCTCTACCGACCGTCGAACAGCTCCGGGACGAAATGACCTTCGGTCCCAACTCAGCCAGACGCGCACGCCACCTCGCACAACAAAAACTCGACCGCGAGAAGGCCCACCAACGGCTCATCGACATGCCCGGTGGCCATCTCAGGTACGAACCAATCGAAAGGAGGTCAAAGACACCAGAACAACTCATGCTCCAGAGCGAAACCGTCGTTCCCAGACAGGTCAAAGGCGCTGAATCCGAATTCCCACGACCTGTCCGTCAGAAAGGAGAATCCCAGCGCCTCTACAACGCACGCATCAGAGCATGGGAGCTTCTCATGCAAAGGAGGAAAAAGTGAGCCGCTCCAGAAAGCGCCTCTCCAAAGGAAACAGCCGTCGCAAATTCACGAAGGGAGCAATCCGCGTCGACCGACGCAACATGGCCGGAAATCCAATGCGCGGAGGAATCCGGCTATAATGGGCTGCAATGCTCCCCTCTCTGGTTGGAAATCGAAGGAAAAGACCGCCCTTGGAAAGAGGGCGGTCACTTTCGATATTCACCAGGCGTGCATCGACCTTCCGATCAGTGTCCGTTGCGGTCAATGCCACGGATGCCGACTTGATAAGGCTAGAGAGTGGGCTATGCGCTGTACACATGAGGCCCAGCTGCACGAAGACAATTCCTTCGTGACTCTCACCTACGATGATGAACATCTACCAACACACAACGGCATCCCAACGCTTCGAAAACAGGACTTCGTCCTGTTCATGAAGCGACTAAGGAAGAAACGTGGACATCGAATCTCTTTCTTCCAGTGCGGAGAGTACGGTTCACTTTCAGGCAGACCACATCATCATGCTCTGCTCTTCAATTGTGGTTTTACTGACCGCACTCTGTGGCGTCGCAGTGGCGACCATCCGCTATATAGGTCGGAGGAACTCGAAACAATCTGGAAAGGAGGACAAGCCGAAATAGGTGACGTGGACTACAACTCAGCATCGTACGTCGCACGCTACACCATGAAATTGAAACAAGACCTAAAACCTGGGCAGCTCCCGGAATACCTCACAATGAGCAGACGTCCCGCAATAGGTAGACTCTGGATTGAAAAGTATTTAGCCGACGTCTACCCACGGGACGAAGTAATAACGAGACCGGGAAACAAAAACAAACCGCCCAGATACTACGATCAACAGCTGGAGAAACTAGACCCCCAGCTTCACAAACAACTCCGACCATCTCGACAAGCGAACCTAACAGACGAGGCCAAGTCCGGCCTACGTCACACCGCGCGCGAAAAGATTCTCATCGCGCGAGAAAAGGAAAAGACCAGAGGACTATGAAGATCTCCGATAGACTCTTCCAACTAGAAAAGCGCGTCCTCGAAAACGAGACCACTCTTATGGACCTTGAGAAAGTCATCCAATGGCTCTGGCAAAAAGAAAAGGAGAGGTCCAAATGAAGATCCTCGCTTTCACCATTTACGATGAAAAAGCCGAAGCCTTCGGAAGACCCTTCTTTACCACCGCAATCGGCGTCGCCTCGCGGGACTTCTCCGAAGCCATCAACGACGGAAAATCACTCCTCAGCAAACATCCCGAAGACTTCAGCCTCTATCACATAGGCTACTTTGACGACCACTCATGCAAATTCGACAGCAACGCCACGCCTACTCTCATCGGCCGAGGCACCGACTACGCCGGAACCATGAACCCAAAAGGGTTCCCTGACCCTGATCCCAATCCTCAAACGAACATCACCAGGAGATGAAATGTTCAGACGCAATGATGGAGTTACCATCGACTGTAGCAAAGACAAAGGAAGGACCAAACAGTCCTTCAAGAAGGAATGCGACATCAATCACATCATGTCGCGATACAGGAAGACGGGCTTAATATCGCCCCTACTCCTGAACCAACGGCAAGCCATCTTCGCCGACGTCGCCGAAATCGGCGACTTTCAAGAGTGCCAGTCACGAGTCCTGGCCGCGAAGGAAGCCTTCCTCACTCTACCGAGCTCAATCCGGGCACGGTTCGGCAACGACCCGGCCCAACTCCTGGACTTCTGTTCCGATCCCAAGAACCGGGCCGAAGCCATCGAACTCGGGATCATACCGAAGCCAGAAAAGCCCCTGGAGACCACCGAGAAGCCTCCAGAGGCAAAGAAAGAGGTACCGCCTACCGTCCCCCCCCCTTCGGTTGAGGGGGGCCGTTAGGCATCTTTCTTGTAAAAAAAACACCATGACCAAGGACTTGGCATGGTAAAACAGACACCCAAGGGTGTCAGTCAGCACAGATAGACCAAGTAACATCTGTGCAGGCCGGAGGCCCAATGAGCAAGCGGAGACACACCGAGCATAATTTCAGCCAAGTTCCACGCGCCACAATTCCACGCTCTCAATTCAACAGGTCGCACACTCACAAGACGACCTTCTCATC